GATGAGACCCGCTGAAGCATAAGGCGGAGCATCATTCGTCCCTGTGGCGAGAGGGTATCTCCCCTTTCGGAGAGCACCTCAGCCACATTGCCCCAGAGATGCGGACCGGATTCCCATCCGGGAAACACCTCTTGGGACAACATCAGAGCCTCCTGGTCGGAGGCTAGGGGAGCAACGTCGAGATTGTCTCCAATCCACGACGCACGGTGCAACCACCCTGCGGAGTATAGGATGCGAGAAATCCAAGTCGCCCCCCTCTCAAAAGTCCTTACACGCTCGTCGCGTGACCACAATCTTTCGATCTGCGGCGTCAGACGCTCAGAGAGAGGGATACCGTAAGGATTCCACCCCAAACCATAAGGTTCGGGGAGATCAGCTATGTAACTGATCACCTTACGTTGGCGAGGCTTCATTAGGATGAGAGCCCCGGGGCCGATGTTACGACAATAGTCCACAAAGGACTCGTCGGAACACCGACCCTTCCACTTGAATCCCTGGATCACCTCGTTAGGAGTGATCACCCGACCTGCGAAGTCGGCGGTTGACCTCGACACCAACCCTTTAGAGGTTGATGCCGGGACACCAAGGTTGGTCATTCGAGAGACATAGAGGTTCGCAACCTCATGATCTCCGAGCCACAAGTCATCTCCAATGATGGCATAAGGCCACTTACCACCAATCTTAGGTCTCCCTAGATCAGCGAAGCACCCCTGTACCATCGAGTGATGCCAGAGTGTAAAACTGGCAAACACCGGATACAGACCCAGTGGAGCCCCAACTGTCCATCGGATGGTTCGGGTAGAACCTCCTCTTTCGAGTGTGAGGTACCAATCACCACGACAACAGTCGCGGTAAAATTGGATCCAACGAGTGCTTACACCAAGACGGCTCATTAATTCGAGCTGTAGATCTAGAGGAATGTTATCACTAGCATTCGACAGATCCATGCTTATAGATGGATAACCGTCTTGTAGCAGCTGTTGAATTGCTTCAACGCCGGCTAACTGGTCGAACGTATAATCGTTCGGCACTCGTTTCAAGGCATCATACAGGGCTCTACCAAGTGGCTGTAACGCCATCTGGTATAACCTGTACGGGTTCGCAGCAAACCTGAGTTTATACCCAGGTTCCTGGATCAGGGCCATCACCCCCATCAAAGGGCGATAGTCCTCCTCCAAAGGTGGCGACCCGGACTTACGTTCATCCTCAAGATTACACTCAAGGATATCCCGTTCAATCGGGTCAATTCCACGGAGGGTGCCTTGAAGGATGTCCATATTCTGGATAGTCCATGTGGCACGTCGACTAAGGCAATCAAGGGAATTAATAATGCCCTCAATGTCCTTAACTGTCGAACTTCCAACGGGCGCTCTCCGGGACGGAGAAGGCTTGTACCAAACAAGTGGTAGTCCCTCTGAGCTCTGCACATCTACAGAGACGGAAAGCGGGGATCGGTGGACCCACGTCAGCCCCTCAACAAGGGCTGCGTGATCGACTGGAGGACGCATAACTGCGTCTCGCATCTTCGCCCATTGCCGACTAGTCACCCTAAGACTAGGATGGTTGAAAGTCAGCGATGTGTATACCATTATGCAGTTCCAGGCTTTTCGGAATTGCTTCCTAGGAAGTCGGAAAAGGACAGAGAAACTTCCTTTCGGACCGTTTCTCCCATAACGGATCCACGAGTGGTCTCTCACCGGGCTCAACCCAGCGAAATGCCTAAGCAAGTCCTTTTTAATGGACTTGATTCGGTCGACCGCCCATTCTTCACCATTGTTGGTGGACCATTTCTGGACATCCCGAACAATGGCTTGTGCCTGGTCGGGCCTAAGCCCAGCCGCACGCAACCGTAGGACCGATGTCTTGGTGTCGAACACCAGTTAGTGCCTCCTTTCGGGGTACCTAACGACAAGTCATTTAGTTGCGTGCGCTTCGACCAGAAGCGACTAG